CGGTGTTCAGTATACTGAGTTTGGTATGCGAAGAAAGGCTGGCCGAGATCTTATACACGACTATAAAGATGCTCCACAAAGCTCTAACACTCCAATACGAGGAATTACAGCGACAAGAGAGTTTGGTACAAAGGTTGCATACATAGGTGATCTTAGGAATATATATTCGTATGTGTTAAGCGATCCTTTAGCTACCCCAGCATTATCTCCATCTTTCAACACTGTAGGTACTGGTTACGGTCTTCTCCGCACATCTGCTGGAACCGAATGGGATCTTGGGCAGACAATATCTATAGCTTCAGCAAGTAGGTCACTTGGTACTTTAACAATAACAACAACAACTCCTCATGGGTTAATTCCTGGCCTTACCTTTACTGTTCAAGGCTTAGGTTTTAGCACTGTAGATCCAAACGGGATTCAAGTAGCTAACTATCCAACAGGGGCATACCCAGTAGACGAATATACAATTAGTGTAATTGGCTTTGCAACGGGAGATGAAACTTACATTGTTAGCGGGTCTAGTAACGTATTGTTAGGCGAAACCAATTGGGACGCTTCAGAAACAACTTGGGATGAAGCAACTAATGAATCAGACCAGTGGGATTTTGAAACCTTTGGCTCTTTTGTCGTTGGTGCATCAGGATCGGGCAAGCCGGTAATTAAAAAGAACAATGTAAACTTTAATACGTTCTACAACGATCAAGTCAGTGGCGCAACAATATTATCAACTAACAGTGGGGGTACAGGTTACGCTGTCAATGACACAATAACAGGTATGACTGATGGTGGAACCCCAGCAAACACTTTTGCCGTTAAGGTTACAGAAGTTGTTGGTGGTGTTATAACAGCGTTTGCAATAACAAACTTTGGTTCAGGAATATCTAGCGGGCAAGTAATAAGTCTGGGTACGACTAGCGGAGGCGGTAGCGGGTTTACTTGCACAGCAACAGTTCCTAACATCGACTTTGATTCACTAGAGTGTTTCCACCGTCAAGGCCCGCACATGCTTGCGTTTAACTACACTAAGGGCGCTGTAGAATACAGTACAAGCTTTGCGTGGTGTAGCGCAGATAACCTAGACGACTGGGTAGGAACAGCAATAAACACTGCTGGTAGCTTGTTAATTCGTGAAGCAGAGACTCCCATACGCTGCGTAGCACAGTTAGGTACTGGTTTAGCGGTATACACTGAAACACAAATGTTTGTAGTTAACTATGTTGGCCTACCTAACATATTTGGTTATCAGGTAGCGTTAGAGGGCAGCATTGGAGCTGTATCACCTAACTCAGTTATTTCTGTTGGTCGTCAAAACTATGGCGTAAGCAGAGATGGATTCTTTGTTACCGATGGATCTTCTGTGAAGATGATTGGGCGTGAAAGCGGAATGAATCAATTCTTTAGAGATAATGTAGCGCAAAGTGAGCTTGCACAAATATATGGCTTTGATAACTCAAAAGAAAATGAAGTTGTATGGGGCGTACCTATAGATGCCTCAAGTATAACTAAAGAAATATATTACAACTATAAGACAGGCCAATGGGGAATGCGAGATCAAACTATCTCAGCTTATTTAGATAGAGGTGTATTCCATGATGCTTTGTCTGCGGACTCTAATGGTGTTTTCTACTCAGAGGGTAATACTGAATCGTTAGCTAATCCGAATGTATTTGCAATTACTAAAGCTCACGATCTTAATGATGCTGATCGAATTAAAGAAATATCAGCTATTCGTGTAGGTAAAGAGGGAGAAGGGAACCCTAGACTCTCTGTTGGGTGGTCTAACACTATTGATGCCACTCCAACATTCCTAGATAAAGATAGCTTTATTATTGATGACACATTCAAGAGCTTCCCAATTAGAGCTGCCGGTCGATACATCACCATTAAAATCGAAAGCAATGGCTCTTCTGACAGTTGGACAATTACTAACCTAGTAGTTCAAGGTCGAATGGAAGGTGAGCGATAATGGCTAATCTACCAGCAGAGTATAACCGACCAGTTATTGAGGACGAGCTAAGAAAGCTTAATCAAAGAATTGATGACATGAAGACGTTGTTGACCTTTATTCCTGTTGTTGCGCCTGTTGTAGATCCCAAGATCGGCATGATTATGTATGCTGATGGTGAAGAGAATAATTTTAACGGTCACAGGGGTAGAGGGCTTTACCGCTATGACTACTTAAACAAGGATGTTGACAACGATTTAGGATGGATTAGGTTTGCAAGCGCTGACACAGAACCTTACGTTTTAACAGGCAATACTGGCGAGACTCATGTTTATGATTACTTGTCTGACTTTTTGCTTGTAAAGCACTCAAGAACATCAATTGGCACATGGACTGTTGCCTTGCCAGATCCAAGCGTACAGAAATACAGAACAGTTAGAATAGTGTCTGATGATTCTACAGACGCTAACCACAAAGTTGCTCTTGATCCAGGTGCGTTTACAATAGATGGCAGCACAGCAGATTACGAGATAAACAGGAACTTTGAAGGTGTCACTTTATTTAGCGATAGTGCAAACTGGATAATAATACAGGCGAAAGATAAGTAACGAGAGAGGTGAGAGGGAATGCAAAAGAATTTAGTAAAGTTAGAAGCAGACCAAATTGATAAAGTTTGGAATGTTTGCGCACCATTACTTGATAAGGCGATAGTCTATTCAGAGGGTGGGATAGATATTAACGATTTATACTTAATTCTAAAAGAAAGAAAACAAGAGTTGTGGGTTTTATTTGGCGACACTGTAGATTTTGTATGCACCACAAGGATAGTTACGTATCCACAAAAAACAATTTTAGAAATCCCGTTTGCAGGAGCTAGAGATGCAAATCAAGTAAAGGATTTTAAACTGATTATGGACAACCTAGAAGAGTGGGGAAAGGCTGAAGGGGCAGAAGCCACAGTCGTTCCTGGAAGAGTTGGTTGGACAAAAATATACCCAGAATTTAAATTAGCATATCAAGTATTAATTAAAGAGTACGAGGAATAACATGAGCAAAGGCGGCAGCAGTACACCAGCAGATACAACAACAACAACTAAACCATTTCCAGCGCAGGAAAAGGCTTTAACTGAATTATTTGGTATGTCTCAGGCTGCATTTGATGTTGGCCCACAACAATTCTATCCAGGCCAGACAGTAGCGGATCAAGGTTTTAATACTTTAGCTGGTCAACAACTAGGTCTTGATGCTGCCGGTATTCAAGGCGGACTTGGAATGCAAGCTGCTCAGAACTTGAGTGCAGCGTTTGATCCTAACTCAGAGCAGAGTCAGGCTGTAATCAATCCAATGATTGCTAACTTGCAAGGACAGATCTTACCATCTATTGGCAGTCAAGCTATCCAACAGGGTGCATTTGGTGGTGATCGACAGCGTATCCAAGAGCAGAGTGCCGCTGAGGCTACAGCAGGAGCCGCTACACAGGCTATCTTGCGTAATCAGCAGAATGCCATTCAGAACCTTGGCAGCGTCCAGAGCGGCCTTTTAGCGCCTGCTAGGACTGTATCTGCCATTGGTGCTCAACAGAATGCTTACGATCAAGCTCTTATTAACGCTGATAGAGAGCGCTTTAGATTTGGGCAAGAAGCTCCTGAAACTGCACTTGACCGATTGGGTAGCCGCCTTACGGGAGTTAACCTTGGCTCAATTAGCAATACTTCTGGCGGTGGTGGTGGTGGTGGCAGCAATGCAGCTTCAGCAGTGGGTGCTGGACTAGCAGCTTACGGTCTATTTGGCGGAGGTGGATCGTAATGTTTTTCCGAAGAGGTCAAGATAATACACCTAAAGTATTGACTGATATGCAAAAACGGTATGAGGCTGAAACTGGCAGTACAATGTTTTCTAAGCCTCCAAGTAGTCAGGGTGGGCGTTTCGGTAATCCACAAAACAGCAAAGATAAAAAAGCTTATGAACAGTGGTCAAAAACCACTGCTGGCATGGACTCAGGGAAAAACAGATTTAACGAGATGATGGCTAATCGCAGCCAGAATCCTGTATTAGGTCAGACTCAAGCAGGAATGAGTGGCTTTGATCAGTTCCAAGCGATGCAGGCTGCAAAGGATAACCCTCAATTAATGCAGTCTGAAGGCAGCGAGCTTTTATCTATTTTATTACCAGATAGAGCTAGAGAGATTAGTGCTGCCAATGATGTAAGAAATCAACAAGCAGGCTACGATAGGTTTCAAGCAATGCAGGCTGGTAGAAATGTTCCAACTTTAAGTCAGCCAAGCAGCGTTACAGCTTCAGGAACGCCTGGAATGCTTCAGGCTGCTGGTGACATAATAAGAACTGAGCAAATAAATGCGGCTCAAGGCGGTAAATTAAATCAAGCAGGCTACGATAGGTTTCAAGCAATGCAGGCTGCAAGAGATAGTGCAAACTATAATGTAGATGGAAGCTCATTACCGCGAGGTGTTGTAAGTTGGGCTGATCTGGAGAATGGTTCCTTAGAAAATAAAATTCGAGCATATAACACTGGGCAGCGCAGTGAGCAAGGAGCAAGATTTAACGCAGCAATGGGAGCTAACCCATTAATCCTCCAGCAGCTACAGATGGGGCAAAGACAAATGGGGCCACAATTTAATGCTTTTGGTTTTGGCGCACAGCCAGGATTAGCCGCTCAAGGTGGTCAAGGTGGCAGTATGCTTGCGAACATGTCTAATCAAGGTATGAACCAGCTTGCAGCAGGTCAGCAAAATAACCCAACAATATTTAAAGCGAAGTCTTAATGTTTAAATACTTTAAGTTAAAAGATTTTGATTGCCAAGAAACAGGCGTTAACGGCATTAATGTTGAGTTTGTTTCAAAGCTAGATGAGCTAAGGGAAGCCTGCGGGTTTCCTTTTATCATTACTTCTGGTTATAGAGATCCTAGTCACAGCATTGAGGCTAAGAAGTCTAAACCTGGAACTCACGCTCAAGGCATTGCAGCAGATATAAAAGTAACAGGTGGAGCTCAAAGAATGGCAGTTGTGGAACACGCTGTTAAACTAGGCTTCACAGGAATAGGCGTAGCAAAGAGCTTCGTCCATGTAGATATAAGAGAAACTACACCCGTATTGTGGTGTTACTAATAGGATAAATCATGGCACTTCCATTCTTAATTCCAATGCTAATAGGCGCTGGCGTTGGCGCAATCACTAATCCAGATGATCGTCTTCGTGGCGCATTACTTGGTGGCACATTAGGTGCACTTACTGGTGGCTTAGGTGGTGCAGCAGCAGGCACAGCAACAGCATCCGGTAATGCACTTGCTGGCGGTTTGGCTCAAGGAGCAGGAGCTAGTCAAGCGGCACTTACAGCGGCTCTTCCTCAAGCTCAGCAAGCGGCCTTAGCAACAGCAGCTAAAGGTACAGCAGCAAAAGCAGCAGCAGGCACAGCAGGAAGTCTTGCTGGCGCAGGCGGAGGAGCAGCAGCTCAGACAGGATCAGCAATTCAAGGAATAAACGCTGCCAATGCAGCAGCAGCTCAGCAAGCTAACTTAATAAACTCAGTAACATCTGGAGCTACAGAGCTTGGGTTAGGCTCAACGGCTCCGCAAGCCATTCCTACAGTAGGCCAGCAAGTAAGTGCTGGAGCAACAGATCTATCGAATCTAGCAGCTCAACAGAACCCTACAGGTCTAAATAAGTTTTTATCAGTAGCAAAAGATAAGCCTTTAGAGACATCTCAGTTCGCACAGTCTATGCTAGGCGGCCAACAACAACCACAACAAGCTCCAGTATATGCAGCTCCTATCCAACAAGGCGGAGGTATGCCAGCGCCACCTTCTATAGAAGAAAGGTTAGCAATGACTGGCGGTAACGAACCTTCTTTTGTTCCTAAAGGCTTGTTTGAAGAAGAAAGACTTATAATGGATGACGAAGAGAAACTTCGTATGTTAAACCAACAATTTGCAGGAGCGGGATTAGTATAATATGGCTATCCAAGATGATGATTTTCAAAAAAGACTTAACGAAGCTTTAGGCATGTTTGGTCAAGCTTCTGCTGATATGCCAGTGCAAGCTGTAGATCCAGTCAGAGCAGAACGACTTGCATTTGAAGCGTCCCAAGGTGCTCCTGTAGCTTCTGTAGCTCCTCCCGCTTCTGTGGCTCCTGATAATGATCCTCGCTTGCAAGCAATGATAGCGAATCAAAACGCATTAAGGGAAAACACTTTAGCTCAACAAGCTCAAGCCGCAGAGACAGCTAAAACAATTGCACAACGTCCAAGACAGCGCTTTCTAAACGAAGGTCAAGGCTTCATGGATGCGTTTAAGAATCCAGGAGCAGGTCAGCGACAGTTTGCCATTAACGCAGGGCTATCTTTACTTTCTAGCGGTGGCACTCAGGATCTATCTCAGCGTATTGGTCACGCTTTAGGTGCTGGCGTACAAGGTATGCAAGGCGCTCGTCAAGCAGAAATTGATTCAGCGGCGAAAGCAGCTCAAGCTCAACAAGCAAGGCTTGCTGGCGAGGCTGGTATCATAAAGCAAGACATGAGCTTTGATGATCAAAGAGCGGCGTATAAGGCTAATCAATTAGCTGCTGCTGCTGCTGTAGATGAAAAGAATTACAAGAGAAGTTTGGATGCGGTAAATCAAGGAAATATCGAAAAGGCTAGAGAAATTGCTAAAACGAATCTAATAGCAAAAACAGTAAGAGATGATAGAGTTCGAGAAGAA